CGCTGACCGGGCCGGCGGCGGGCGCAGGAACCGGCTGATTAACCCACTTCGTGCCATCCCACATCAACGCGTCGTCCTTGGCGACGACCGCCGCCACGGACACATCCGACAACTCCGACAACTTCGACGCCTGGGAACCCACCGACACCCAATCGGTGCCGTTCCACGTCATCGACTGATTAGTCGCCAAAACGGTGTGCGTGTCGCCCTTCGCCGCATTGGCAAACACCCACGCTTTACCGTCCCAGAACACCACCTCATCCGGGTGCCCCGCGAACGCCCCCGTCGGGGCCTTCCCCACAATCCACGTCGCGCCCTGCGTCGGCGCCGCCGGGGGAACATCCACAATGTCCTGCACCGCAGGCTTACGCGCCAAACCAGACGCCAACCCCGACAACTTCGCATCAATATCGGGGACGGAATACACCGGCACATTCACCCAATTGGTGCCATTCCACACCAAGGCGTCACCCGAAGACGGCGACGTGATCAACACCTGCGACACGAACACCGACGGCGCCGACACCACCCACCGCGTCGACGGGGCATCCCACGTCAACACGTCGCCGGTCGTCAACGCCCCACCAACGGCACGCGCCGACGCCGACACATCCGTCAAATCCTGCAGCCGGTTCGCTGAAACCTGCCACTGCGACTTCGCCAGCGACCACGACAGCGTGTAACCGTCGCCCGACGCGGCGACACCAGGCTCCCACACCGACAGCACGGCATTCCACGTCAACAACTGGCCCGGAGCGGTCCCGTCAGCCAGCGCGGCCGCCGCAGCACCAACCGCAACCCAACCCAGCTTGTTCGCGTTCACCGCGCCCGGATCGCGCAGCCACAGAACGTACTTGTCTTTCGTGACCGCCAACTGCACCGAATCGTCGGCAGGCAAATCACGCTCAGTGAGGAACACCTGGATACCCGAACCGGTGGCGGCAGGAACAGCATCCTTGGCGAGCCACGCATCGGACTCCACAACGGGTTCCGGCACCAGGATCGACATCTTTGAACGGCGATGCCCCAGCGCCGCCCAATCCTCATCGAACAGTTGCAGCCGACCTGAAGCCAACTCTTTCGTCAACTGGTAGGTGTAGTCACCGTCAGACTCCGAAATGAAACCTTCCGGGTTCCGCAGCAACCGGATTACCGCATCGCACTCAACCTGCACCGCATCGGCACGCTGAATGACACCCTGGCCCACCAACTTCCGCAGATCCGGGATGGTGCGGATGATCATGCGCTCCACGTCCGCTAGACGCAGATCGACAAGCGCCGCCTCCGCATCACCCAGCGGGCGGCCCCACCGCAACACCACATCCTCAACCGTCGCCAACGACGTTGGAGGAACAACTGGCGGCTTCGGCATACTTAAGTCCTTTTGGTCTTGTCAGAAACGGTTATTCTGCGGTCTTCTTCGCCGGCGCACGCCGCACGGGAGCCTTCCGGGGGGCATCCTTCACAGGCTCTGCAGCCGGTGCAGCGCCGACCTTCTCGTAGCCGCCTTCGGCCAGAAGGCGGGTGCCTTGTTCCTCACCGCACGAAAATTGGCCCCCGGTAGCGATATTGCGTAACTCCACAGCGAACTCCTTTTAACGATGTGACGCGGAAATGGGTTGGGGGAGGGCAGGATCGCTGCCCTCCCCCGCACCAACTATGCGGCCGTGAATTTCACGAACGCCTGCGGGTCGTTGCAAAGGAAGCCGTACTCCGCTTCCGCGAGGATCGCGACCAGGTTGTGTTCCCACAGAGAGGTGAGAGTGCCACCCACGGTGACAGCGGCCTCAGTGGAAACCCGGAACGAGATCCCGCCGACGGCACCCCAGACGCACTGGTCCCAAGCGCCGCCGTAGCCCAGGATTTTCTTCGCCCCACCACCGGGGGTGAAGCCGACGTTGTCGCCCAGGTAGGCGGGACGGCCGATGATGCTGCCGCCCGTCATCACCGGGGCAGTCGTTGACGCCGGCGGGGCGTCGATGAACAGCGGCCGTCCGACGGTGTCGACCGAGCCGAGGAACAGTGGCTCCACGGAACGGTCGAACAGGAAGCCGGTGAGCTTCTTGTTGTCCTTCACCAGGGCGTCGAGGCCGGCGACGACATCGCCGTACACGCTGCCCTTTGCGGCGGCTGCGGTGCCCAGCGCTACCGACTTGGTGGTGGCGTCGATGTTGTTGCCCGCACCGAACGGCGAGTTGGTGCCGTGCAGCACCGCGTTGTCGAACGCCACGGCGAACGCCTCCGCGATGTCGGCGCGGAGCAGCTCGATGTAGTTGCCGGGGTTAGCCCGGACAACCTCAGCCGACACAACGCTGATAGCGGCGATCTTGTGCGGCTTGATGGTCTTCAGGCCGAGGGCCGACTCGGTCGTCGGCTTCAGACCGGCCTCAGCCACCCACGCGGCGGTTGCCTTCGCAGTGGTGTAGGGGATCTCCTGGCCGTTGATTCCCAAAGGGATTCGGCGGGCCAGCGACATGATCGCGGAGGACTTGCGTGCCTCCTCGAAGTACGCCATCGCCATTTCGGGCTTGAGGAACCCGGAGAAGTCTCCGGTGACCGTCGCTGCGGTCTGGGGGGTACGTGTACCTGGCGCTACAGCCATGATTTTTTACTTCCAATCTGGATAGTGTTTTTGAGAGGGTCAAATGCCCACAGCACGTCGGAGGGAGTCCTCCAACGCATCGCTGTTGAGCGCAACCGAATTACCGCTGCCCTGATAGGGGTCTACCGCAGGGTCTCGCACTGCACGTCCCATGAGTTTCTTCACCGCAGCCACGGATTCTGCAATGGAGTCGGGGTCGGTGCCTTGGATGAGACCGGCTGCTTCTTCGAGGGAATCTGTGGGGATCCCCTCAGCGATGCAGGCCTTGTACTTCGCCACCATTGTTTCGGCGGCGGCCGCTGCTGCCATGAGCCCTTCGAATTGTTCGACGGCTTCGGTTTTCGCGGCTCGTAGTGACTGTGCTTCGTTCTTGAGCCTTTGAACCTCGGTGGAGGTGTCTTTCTTCAGCTTTCGGATTTCGGCGTTGAGTGCCACTACTTCGTCGTACTTGTCTTTTTGCGGTTCCACGGGTGGTGGGGCATCCGGTGCCGTCTCATCTGTGGGTGTTGGGGTTTCGGTTGTTGTGTCGTCAGACACGGTTCGCCTCCTGGACGGTTTCGATGGCACCCGGCTGGGTGTCGGTTAATCGAAAATCTGTGTGTTAGCGGCGGGTGAGTTCTTTGGCGAAGAGTTTCGCCGCACCCGGTATCGCTGCGAGGAGTTCATCCAACTGATCCTTCGATACCCGTTGGCGCTCCTGCGGGTCACGCCCTTCGACGGTGAACCGCAAATTGTTGAGGGTTTCGCGGTACCGGGCCGCGCCCTCCTCGAGGGTCACATTCTTGAAGGTGTACTTGCCGTCTTTGCCTTCGACCCGAACCCGATACTTCTTGTCCGGGTCGAACACGAAATCGGCGGCGGCTTCATTCCAGCGTTCCAGCGCATCATCGGCCTGCTGTTTACCCGGCCAATCATCCTTGTCCCACACCGGGACCACGGTGCAGTCGCACCCCGTATGCCATTCATCCATCGGCACCACAACACCGTCATCCAAAGCGTTCAGCGTTTCGCTGGACGTGTACTTCGCGCCGGCGGTGTCGGCGTCCATGTAGACCGGGCCCCGCGACACCAGCATCATGCACCAGGCGCACGTTTCGTCGCCGGTCGCGACCCGCGCCCACCCCACCACATCCGGGTGCTCAACATCCAACTCTTGGACGGCGTCTTCCACCCACTGGTCGCCCCACGTTTTCCGCAGCCGCGTCTTCGCGAGCTCCTTGCGGGACTCCCGCAAATTGGGGGACGCGATCTCCTTCAGGAGAGCATCGGTTTCCACGGCGGCGATCATCTGTTCCCTGCCGGCGTTGGCGACGACCTTCGCGGCCGACACCCGCACCGCCGCCTCCACCCTCGGCGCAGGAACCGGCACACCGATCTTCTCGGATTCGCGTGCCACCCGGATCTGTTTCACCGCCAGCCGGTAGGCGGGTTTCATGTCTTGGACGAACCAGTCGAACCGGTACTCCGGCAGGAGCGGAACCTCGAGCTGCGGTAGGCCGGTTACTCGTTGGCGTTCACGGTCGAAGTAGTTCCGTGCCGACCACGCAGCCCTTTGGCGGCCAGCAAGCACAGCAGGCCAAATGCTGCGAAGGAACCGCATAAAGATGGTGAAATTCGCAAGCTGGTATCCGGCCAGTCCTGCCGCAACCCCTGCAGCAGCAACCGCAGCAATAACGGCGGCCTGTTGTTCTTGTTGGTAAACATCAGCTTGGGGGGAGGTCACTTAAATCATTGGGTTGTCGGTTGGTGCCGACACCAGATCCGGTGCCATACCCTTGAACGGGTCTTCGGACTCATCCCACATTTCCATGCGCTCGATCTGCGAGAGCGTGTATCCCAAATCCAAACGACACTGCCTCTTAGGCAGCAGACCAGTACCGTTTGCGTACAGCTTCGTCACCGCATCAGCCTTCGACGCATACGTCGGAGTCGACGGGTCACGCCACACCGTGTCCAACCGGTAAAACTCCGCCGGCAACTGCTCATCCGGGTTCATCACTTTCCACGCCACCCGCATAGCCTGCTCCCACGCCGCACCGAACACCCGCGACTTGCTCTCCACCGTCTTCACCAGACGAGACTCCGAAGCCTTAATTGCCTCCGCGCTCGCGGGACTGTCATTGGAGCTACTCAAATACTGCGGAGGCAAACCAGTGATCGCGGCGGCCTGCTTCGCCAACTCCCGCAACACATTCACAAAGTTCATCAACTCTGCCGCCGTGAACTGGGTGGCCTTCGCATCCGGGTCCTCAAAGGCCAAGATCCTCGCGGTCAGGGCATCGAAGTGCGCTTTCCCGTCCCCTAATGGGGATTGCTGGATGCCGAGGTCGTCCGCACTGACTCCGAACAGCACCCGCTGCGGCATCGCCATCATTTCTGCTGTTGCCGACATGCACATCGTGATCCTCGAAGCATCATCAGTCAGGGACCGTAGCTCCGGGGTGATCTGCGACATGCCGTGCAACTGCTCCAGGCTGGTGCGGTTCGCCAAAGGGATCACCGGCACCATCCCCAAACCGTGGCGGATGGACGACACCGTCTTCCACTGCCCCTGGTGCTCGCTGACCCAGGTGACGGTGCGGTCTTTCAGATACACCGTGGCCGTCCGGGTTTCCATGTTCTCGTTGGTGATGAACCTGACCGCTGAGGTGACCTGCCGCGAATACGGATCAATTTTGGCGTACAGCGCAGTCGGTGGTTCCACCCGGATCACCGGGACTTTCGGATCCACACCGGGATCGTGCGGATGCGGGGCTGTGACGGTGATGTAGGAGGTGCCGTACACGAACGCATCTGTGTGACCCAACGTGGACTCCACATCAAGGTCATTCATTTTGAACCAATCCCACAAGGTGGAGTCGGACTCGTCGGTGCCGAGGCGGAACCCTTCAATCTCCAACCGTTCCGCCAGCGCATCCACATACAGGCGCGGATACCCCACCGCCGCCAACAGTCGGCGCATCTGCGGCGGCACCGACACACCGATGGCGTCCGGGCGGCGCGCCCCGGTGTAGAAGTCGCGGGACTCTTTCAACTGCCACTGATGGTCAAGGAACGTCCCCACCATGTGGTCGCGCAAAGCGTCGTCGTTCAAGTCCCACTCCTATTGGATGATCACCGCTTTTCCGGTGCGGCTGCCCCTCTTACTAGTCAGATAGTCTCGTCGGCTTCCATAAGCCAAAACAGCGCAGACGGCCGCGTCAATCTTCTGCGACGAGTCCTTGCTCGCCTTCCTGATCGAAACTGTTCCCCAGTTCGTCGGCGCACGTTTCGCGTTCAGGATGTGCCGGCGCAGGATCGGGTCGTTGTCGTGCATGATCTGCTCGTCCAGCACCGCGTCGAGGAACGCTTCGCAGTCCAGCGCCACCCGTTTGACGTTCTGACCCCTCATGTCGTAAGCAAGAAGCTTCCCCGGACACGCGTTGATCTTTATGCTGCGGCGAAAGTCCCGCGTCCACTGGTCAATGTAAGACTCCCAGAAGCGGACGTCGGCGCGCATCCCCACCACATCGTAGGTGTCAAACGTGGAACGAACCACGGCATCAACATCCTCGCGGGGGATTTCCTTGCCGGGATACTTTTCGGGGTTCCACGCCTTGATCAGGCTTATGAACCCGTCCTCCACCCTGCACGCGACAAGAGCAGTCCAGTCGTTCGTGACCGACCCGTCAAAGCCGAGGGTGATCTTGTCGCCTGGTTTCAGTTGCAACGCATCTGAAGTTGCCGCAATCGCATCCCATTCCTTCGGTGCGATCCATGAATCCTCAGAGGCATTGATCTGATTCAGAAACCTACGGCGAGACTCACTGACCGGTGTCCTCACGTCGAGGATGTTGTTGACGATGGAGTCGATGTTCAGCCACGTCGCGTCCCCGCGGGCGATCTCCAACCCCTCACGGAGTTTCTTGATTCCCTGCGAATAGCCCTCGGGATCGACATCTTTAGCGGGGATTTCCGAGATCGGTGTCCACGCCGGGGCCTCCAGAGAGTCGTAGAGGATCCCGGTGTCGACCGCCTGCCCCGATTTGACTAGCTGGTAGGCGTCGTAGTCCTGTTCCGCAACCGAATTCTCGCCCGGTATATGCGCGTTGCAAATATTCAGCAGCCGCCCGTTGGTTTTGGTGATGTTGCCCTGAATCACCGACGCCAGGTCGTGGCCGTTGTTCGTGTCAAACCACCACTGCCCTTCATTTAGGACGCTAAACGTAGGCCGGTTGCCTTCCGCCGCATACGGAGACGCTGTGAGCGATTCGATCCGGCCACCGGTGCCGGAGTAAATGATCGTCTTGCACACTTCTAAGCGATGCTCTTTTTTCAGCTTGTCAGTAATCAACGCCGGGAACAGTGCTGAGGTGTTCTTCGTCTGCTCTTGGGTGACGGCCGCTAACTGCACCCACGGCGCGAAGCGTTGCTTCCCGACCGGCTCGCCCTTCTCATCGAAGTGGGAGAAAGCTACCGGCCCGCACAGTTCAGCCAAGGCGAGAACGGCGGCGATAACGTCTTTGCCGGCACCTTTTTGGCGGCGCATTGTGGCTTGCCGGTACAAATATTTGCCTTGATCATCGACGGCGTAAAACCACAGCAGCCAACGCATCTGCTCCTGGGTGGGCCAGAACTCGCCCTCCCCATCAGGGGAACGCAAATACTCCACGAACCAGTCAACAAGGCCCCACGCCAACGACTTTTCCGGCAGATACCACGACCCGTCGTCGTACCGACGCCAGGTCGGTCCTTCAGTCCACGGATCATTTGGAAGTAGCTTTTTCAATTTCAACCACCTCCTGGGTGGATGGCGTTATGCGGCCTTACGTGGTGCGGATCTGCCGTGCCGCCATTCCACGATAGTGCGTGATCGTTTGCTGCTGTTGCATGACCGGCAAGCGGGAACGACATTACCAATCGAATGCTTTCCACCCCGAGTGAGTGGAATTACATGGTCCATAGTCATCCGACCGGATGCACCGCAGTAGAAACAGCAATTGTCATACCGGCGGATCATCCGACGCCAATCGCGCCTGGTGATGTGATGAACGCCGTTCTTTAATGCTCGCGCACGCCGTTTGTTGCGTGCCCGCCTTGGCACGTCGGGGTTTGTTTTTTGGTAATCGCTTGCATGTTGAAGTCTCCGGTCGCGTTCCTTGATGTACCGTTCGCGGTTTTCTTCAGCAGTCGCAGGATTGTTGTAACTATAGGACGCACCTTTGCATTTACGGCTGCAATAAAGTGCGTGAGGCTTCTTGCCTTTGGGCATCTTTACGTTGCACCAGGCACACCGCTCGACTGGGTTTGTAGGGTTTTGACGCCTCCAAGCCGCCGAATCTTTGCAATTCCTTGAACACCAGCGGGTGCGGGGGTCAGCCGACTCCGGAATGTCCGCTCCGCAGTGCAAGCAGTTCGGGTAGCGTCCGTTAACGCGAGGCGGGTTGAACTTTTCTACCGGCGTTGCGTTTGTTTTCTTTTCCGCACGCTTCGCTTTGTTGTAATCCGTGGCAGCGGAGTGGCAAGTATCGCAACGGCACCCGTAAGCGGAATAGCCCGACAGTGTCCCGCATCGAACGAATAGATCGCCGCAGTTGGCAGGGGTGCAGGGTCGGGGGGTACGATTCGCCATGTTGAACCTCTCATCCAGGTTTGGCCACACCCCCGGGCAGTTGGCGCTGTCGCGGGGGCCTTTACTTACTACCCATAGTAGCTCGGGCTACTGACGGGGTTTTCACCGGCACCTCCAGGGCAACCGTTCAAGCAGGGGAAACTATTTCCCCAGGTGAAGCTTCCGATTCAGGCGGTCTTGCTCTTCGTCGCCGAATCATCATCAACAGGCGTTTTCTTCGCGGGTATCTTCGTGATCTTCTTCGCCTTCACCTCGTTGCACAGCAACACCACATCAGTGAACCCGGTGTCCCTCAACGCCTGCGCCAGCACCGCCGCCACATACTCCGTGGAACGCAAATACAGCACGGCGGGGGTTTGCCCAGGTTCGGTGAACGCAAGGGTGTAGTCATCAACCGGGTCGGCCGGCAGGTCGATGTCGTCTGGCATGGTTTCTCCTAGTTAAGTGACAGCGGTCGCGGCAAGAACACCGCTGTTGTTGACGGTGATCCGCCACCTTTTCCCGTCCGGGGATTTCAACACCACACCCTTAGTGGCGTTGCTGATTTCGATGTCGCGGGGGCCGACCGCGACCTGATTGTCGGCGGTCGTGGCCGTGTTATCGCCCAACGCCACAGAGTTCGCGTGATCGGCGCGGGACATCATGCCCAACGCTGTCCCGTTCACAGCCCCCGCAGTGGCCCGCCACCCGACGGTGGTGATCCCATCAATCTGGGCGGTGACGTTCTGCCCGGACTCCATACCCACCGATGTTTGGTTGCGGGCGGTGGTGGTGGGGAAATCGGGGATCGTCGGGTTTTGGTACAAGCCTAGTGGCGCGTACTGCGCCCCCGCGCCCAACGCCGTGTTGGACGTACCCGTCGTCAACGCTCGCTGCGCGGTGGCGCCCAACGCCGTGTTGTCCGAACCCGTCGTCAACGCTCGCTGCGCGGCGCCGCCCGACGCCGTGTTGTTCGAACCCGTCGTCAACGCTA